AGAGCTCGCCGCGCCGAGGACCTCGCTGAATCCATTGTCGAAAATCCCGACGAATGTGGTTGCACCATGCGTCACGGTGGAGCCGAATTCATCGGAGTCGAAGAATGGGGCGAGATCCTCGGTAAACGGCACGCTAGGCCTCGCCTTCGATCAGGCCGGCGGCCTCGAGCGCGGCGACGATCTTTTTCTCGGTCGCCTTGCCGACACCTTCGATCTTGGTGAGGTCCTCGCCGGCGGCGATGAAGTCGGCAAGCGCGCCGAGCTCGGCCAGGCCGGCCTCGTGGAGTCCGGCAACCGGGCCGTCACCGAGCTCGAGGGCCTCGACGGGTGAATCCTCGGCGAGCTCGCCCTCGGGCTTCTCGCTCTCTCGGGCGTCGGCCTCGAGGGCCTCGCCGTCGAGCTCGACCTTGCCCAGGGTCTCGAGGACGCGGAAATCTGTCGGGCTGATCTCGGCGGTCTGGCCCTCGGCCAGGTTGACGCCGCTCGCGACGGTGGAGCGGAGCACGCGCACCGGCACCATTTTTCTCGGTTTCATGTTTTCGCTCCTTGCGTTCTTGCCGGCGAGCGCGCCGGCGTTCTTTGTCGATAGCATGGCCGCTCCCATAGCCGAGGCCTGGGGCGTTGCCGCCCCAGGCTCAGGCCGCTCCTACGCCGGCAGGAGGTTGGTCTTGTGCTGGATCGCGATGACGCCGATCGGGGTGCCGTTGGTGTGCGTGCCGGTGACGTTGATGACCGGGCGCACGTAGCGCTTGGTCCCGCGATAGGTCGTCGAGAAGATCGCCGCATCCTCGGCGGCGGCGTCGATCACGCCGAAACAGCCGTCATTGGTGCCGGCTACGACGTCGCTGAGGTCGGCATCGGCGACGTCGGTAAAGGTGCTGTCGTCGGTGCTCTCCTCGACCTCGAGCTCGATCATTACCGAGCCGCTCAGGGTGTCGTTGCTCTCGCCGAGATCGACGAGAAAGGTGACGGCGTCATAGCCGACCATATCGACGCTCGAGCCGTCGGCGTCGATGGTCGGCGCGACGAGGTCGTTCTCGATGACCTGGGTAATCGTCACATTGTTCAGGAGATCCTTGATTGCGCTGCCCATGGTATCCCTCCGAGGCTTGGGCGGTTTTCGATACCGGCGCCCTGAAATGCTCAGGGCGCCGGCGTGGTCTCGCGCACTACCAGGCGCCAGGCGTCAGGCCTAGAGCGTGGTGATGCAGTCCTTTTTGGCGGCGAAGCTCTGCGGGTGCCGGAGACCGATATCCAGATCGGTCAACGCGACGATACGGAGCGTGCCGGTGTTGCTGTGCGTGAACGGATCGACGGTCAGATCGACGGTTCCCCACTGAGCGACGACGAGATCCTTCATGTTGCCGAGGATCAGCGCGCTCAGAGAGGTCCCGGTGCCCTGGGTCAGGTCGGCCGGCACGTTGTTGCTCACGCCGGCGCGGAGGCCCATGATCTCGCCGAAGCCGTCGGCGCCGAATCGCTCCATGATGTAGGGAGGATCGCCGCTCGAGCCCTTGGCCGTCGCCATGAGCTTCGCCGCATTAGCCGCGTTGGTGAGCCAGGCCAGGGTGCCGACGTCGGCGTTATCGACGGCGACCTCCTGGAAGGTGCCAACGATATCGTCCCAATCGGGAGCGCTACCGTTGGTCTCGGGACCCTGGACGCCGATGCCGCTGGTGTTCAGGATGCCCAGGGGCTCGCCGCTCGCGCCGGTGCCCTCGATGGCAACGCGGTCAAGCTCGATCGCGATGGTCTGCATGAGGTCATCACGGACGAAGGCCTCCGCGTCGATCGAGGCCTGTTTGATGAGCTTGCGCGTGACGTCGGTGTAGGCGCCGCACGTGTGCGGAGTGAGCGCGAGCTGTCCGAGGGTCTGCTGGCTCTCGGTGGGCGCGTTGCCCTCCGACACCCAGTAACTCGTAGCGCCGCCCGTCTGACGCGGAATCGCGAGGTCGCCGTTCAAAGCGCCCAGGGCCGTCGCGCCGAGGCGAAGCACGAGCGCCTTGTTACGGAGCATCGGGATCATGCCGAGCGTTTCGGTGCCGACGAGATAGCCGCCGGCCGAATCGGTGCCGACGTTCAGATCCCGCTGGCCGGTCACGAGCATCCGAAGCGCCTGCGCGGCGCGAGCCTGCGGGTCCTCGAGCGGGGTCCGCATGACTTCCATCGGAATCAGGATGCCCTGGGCCTCCTGGCCGAGACCCTGGCCGACGGCCTTGGAGCATTCGAGCTCGAAGCCGGCCGCATCGATATCGGCGCGGCCGTAGCCCTCGAAGTTGTGCCGGGCGAACAGGGCGCGCACGGCGCGAAGGACCGAGAAGCTCCGCGCCTCGTTGGGCGTGAGGCCGATCTCATCATCCTTGCCGCCGCCGCGCACGGGCGGGCCGGCGCCGTCGGCGATGGCCGTGAGGAAGCGCTCACGCGCCGCGTCGAGCTCGGTGTTGTCGGCGATGAGCTCGCGGGCGAGGTCGCCCATGTCATGCTGATCGCCGAGGGCGGTGATGCCGGCAACGCGCTCGCGCTCGGTAGCGAGGGCCTCGTCGCGTGCGGTCTGAATTTCTTTCGGATTCATTGTGATTCCCTCCTGGGAAGCGGTGGCGGCCTGACGGCCGGCGAGCTCGAGCTCGCGAGATACGCCGACCGTCGGATCGGCGGGAATAGGGACAATGCTGACCTCGAGCGGAGACCAGCGCACGACGCGGTAAACGTCGGGGCCATCCTCCCGCTCCTCAATCAGGATCATCCGCTCGACGATATAGCCGACGCTGGTATTTTGCCGGATGCCATCGGCGACGTCGGTAAGGATTTCCCTGGCCCTCTCCGACTGACTGAATTCAACGAGGGCTCGCCCCATGCGATCCTCGCCAACTTCGGCCTCGCGAATGGCGCCGACTTGGTCGGCCGTATCGTGATTGACTAGCAGGGCGCCGCCGGCGTTGAGGCGGTCGAGATCGACCTCGCCGGCCTCATGGCCGAGCACCTCGAGATAAGGACCCTCCCAACCCCAGCGCTCATAGGGCTCCTCGCTCGAGAAGCTCAGGCGCGCCTGGCGCGTTTTGAGGTCTACGTCGGCGGCGCGGATTGAGACAGTCCTCGAGAAATGATCGGTGCCGAAAACCTCGCGCACCTCCTCGCAAGATCGGAGCTCGCGGCGGGCGCGCATGTCGGCGCGGACCTGGGCGAGGGCCTCGGGCTTGCGGTCCTGTAGGGCGCGGGCCAGGGTTTCGCCGGTGAGTCGCTCCATGATCTCTCCCTCGGTTTTCGAGTCGCCTTGGCCGCCGCCGGCATCCTCGGGCTGTGTCGGGTCATCCTTGCCGCCGCCGTCGTCGCCGTCGTCATCGGCGGCGGCGGCCGCTTCATCGAGGAGCTCGGCGGCTTGCTCGGCACTAAGGCCGTCGCCATCGGCAAGGCCGACGTCGATGAGGCCGAGGAGCTCCTCGGCCGCCTGGCGGACGGTGGCCGCGTCGATTTCGCCGGCGGCGCAAGCCTCGAGGGCGGCGCGGCTGACGTGAAACTCGCCGGCGATGAAGCTGCCCGTCGGCCAGCGCCAGCGCACCGGATCGGCTTCGGGCTGCTCGGGATCGAGGCCTAGAAAATACTGGCCGGCCTGCGGATAGAGGGTTTCCAGCTCCTCGGGAGTGGGCTGGAAGTTGGCGCTCGTATCAATCAGGCCGGCCGATATGATCGCGGCCGCGTTGAGTTTGGCGCGGCGGTTGAGGGTGAGGGCCATGCTAATCCTCCTTGGCGTCGCCGGTGACGCCGGCGAGCTGTTCGGCGGTCAGGGGCGCCGGATCGGGCGGCCGGATGCCCAGGCGGTCGAGCTCGTCGAGCTCGGCGGCGCGCTCCTCGAATACTTCCATCGGATCGCGGCCGCGCTTGCGGATCTGCTCGCTGATTGTGGTGAGGCCGAGGGCGATACCCTGGCCGGCGGCCATGGTCGTCTTGAGCTCGTCAACGGAATCCCAGCCGCGCCCCTGCCAGCGCGTGTTGCGGTATTTCTCGATACGCTCGAGGCCGAGCGGCTTAGGCTCGCCGCCGCCGCGTGCTGGCACGCGGATAGCGCCGGCGGTCAGGGCCATTGCGAGCCAGCGCTCATAGACGCGCTGATTGAGCGCGTAACTGAGCCAGGCCTGAGCGCCCTGCCACACGTCGATATCGTCGAGGCGGCCGAGGCGGCCGGCCGAAAAGCTGACTCCCTCGAGGTCCGAGCTCAGGCTCATGTAGCTCGTTTCCAAGCCGCTCGATATGTCGCGCTTGATGCCCTTTACGAAGTCGGCGAGCTCGCCGTCGGGATATTTCGGGTCCCAGCCGTGAACCTTTTGCCCGGCGCTCAGGATCTCCATGGTGCCCGGCTCGAGCTCGTCGAGCGGTGAGCCGTCGCTCTCGGTGCTCGTGGTCTCGAGCTCGCCCTCGGGCGTTTCGATGAAAGCGACCTTGAGGGCGCCGACGCGGAAATTGACGGTGGCCGCCTCGAGGCCGGCGCCGAGCTGTTGCATCCTGGCGAGCGCGGCGGCCATCCAGGGGACGCCGCGAGTCTGCCAAGGGTCCTCGTGAAGGAACAGGTGGATCATTCGCGAGGCTGGAACGCGGCGATGCGGCTGACCGGCGTGATAGTAACCGCCGGTTGTGAGCGCGGAGTGAGAGGCGGCCGGGTCGATCAGGTGATAAGCGACCGGGCGGCTATAGGCATCGAATTCGACTCCCATGGTAATGCGCCGGCCGCCGCCGAGCTCACTGTTGAGCTCGAGGTCGAGGAGCTCGGGGTCCACAAGTTGCAAGCTGTAGCCGTAGGCGCCGGCCTGGGAGCCGATGACCTCCTCGAGGAGGACCTCGCCGTCACGTGCGACGGTGCGGAGTGCGAGCTTTTGAATCGTCGGCCAATTGAGTTGACCGCGAATGTCGGCGGTTGCCGGGCGCGACCATAGTGACCAAGCATCCTCGATCGCGTCGGCCGCGAGCTGGTCAAGGTTGCCATCCTCGTCGCGGGGCTGCGCCTGCAATTGGATGCCGTCAGGGCCGACGACGTTGTTGCCCAGGAGGCCGAGGAAACGCTTGGCAAGGCCCTCGTCGCGGGAGGCCTCCCGGCACCGGGCGCGGAGGACCTTGAGGCTCGCGTAAACGTGGGAGTCGAAGGTGCGCGGAGTGTTGGCGAAGGTGCTCGAGAGTCGATCTAGGCTCGCGGCGTTGTAGGCGCGTTCGAAGGCGCCGGCGCCGTCGATGACGAAGATCTTGCGCGGCGTGCTCTTGGCCGGCGGCTGGGGCGTGGCCTCGACGGGCTCGGCTGTAGGGCGGCGGCGAAGGCGATCGAGGAGGCCCATGGTCTAGCTCGCTTTCGTCGGCTGAAGTTTCACATGCCGCTTTGGGCTCTTGCCGGCTTCGCGGTCGAGGGCGGCGAGCTCGTCGCGCCAGAGGCGCCGATATTCGCGGCGCCATTCGAGGAGCTCGGCGGGCGAGTGGTGGGAAAGGCTGCGGCCGGCGATCGTGTAATTGAGCTGGTCCTTACTGGCCTTGCCGAGGATGACGGCCTCGAGCGCGTCGAGGGTGCGCTTGACGGTGCTGCGGGTCTCGTGTCCGCTGCTGTAGCCGCTCAGGTGGAGGCCGGCTTTCACCTCGAGATAACCCTCATAGACGGTGTGCCGTGCGCCGCCGGCGCTCTCCACGTAGCCTTGCAGGAAGTAGGTGCCGATCCCCCAGTCATCGGTGGCGGTCGGCGCGACTTCGACGAGGTGCGTGCCGTCGCCGTTGTCGGAGGCCGTGATTGTCTCCTGGGCGTCGTCCTTGACGAGGGCGTAGTAGAGGGTCCAGCTCGCGGGCGGGTAATCGCTAAGGGATTTCGTCCACGTGGCTGTATCGCCGGCGCGGATCTCGGTGAGCTCCTGGCTTGGTATTGAGTGAGCCAAAGCGCCTCCCTGGGAGCGGCCGGCCGCCGGCGCCCTGCTCTTTGAGCTCAGGCAACCGGCCGGCCAACCTTTCGCGGGGATCTCTAGCGGCTCTCGTCAGGAGTGTCTAGGGCTCTCAGGTCGGC